TTCTCCAGGAATTTGCGTTGGGGCGTCACGTCCGAGGACATGCGTACCGTGAGATGAAATTTGCGTAGTGTGCGGGGGATGTCGCAACATGAGTTGGTGTCGCCGTACCAGACACCTGGACCGTACCAGCGGGCAAGGAAATCAACGCCGTTGCTGCCGCGACCAACCTTGGTGATCTCCAAGAGCTGACCCAGGTGGGCGGCGACGCGGGCGTATGTCTCCTCGTCTGAATTGCCGGTGGCACCATCGTCGCCGCCATAGACACCGAGCAGGGTCCAAGCCTCGCGGGGGGGGTGTCCCATCTCGCGGAAACAGCAGAAGGCAACAAACGCATTGTCCGCGCTGTTGCAAATGGCCGTCTCTGGCGAGCCGCTGAGGCGTGCGTACTCCGTCGTGTAGCGTATGCGTCGCATGGTGGTGCACTTGATGTGGTGCTGGGACCGCAAGAGGTCCTCCATTTGTTCGTAGTGGCTTGGGTGGAAAGCTCGGTGGTAAATGGCGCTTTCGAGCACGCGAAAGCACCGTGACACACGGCCGTCCATGCGGCTAAAGTCCGTTAAGTGTACGTGCGTGGACTTGCTGCAAATGTCCGCTACTCTTTGTGCCACCTGAGCGCCCGTTTTCCCAAAAGCGTACCAATGGGTTTGCTCAAGCAGCGTGGCCAGGGCGTACGTATAGCGGCTATACTCGCGTTTATCCTGGGTGTTGCTGATTATCGTGATGCCGCGTGGGTCGCCAATTTTCTGATACGACTCCTTCTTGCGGATGACGTCGCCCTCGCGATCCATGCGGCGTGAGGCCTCGGCCTGCCACAGCAGCATCCGCTGGGTCGGACGGTTTTGGCGCGCATACACCTCGTCGTTGTCGACTGGGTGGAGTTTGTGTGGCTCGGGGACGAGCATCTCAACAAACTCGCGCATGTAACCGGCGAACCGCGGTGGCATGTCAGTGTCGTTGGCCAGGTCAACGACGCGGGTTTTGACCATCCACGCGTCGTTCATCATGCCGCTTCGAGGTACGAAGCCGCCATGGATGATGGGGGTGCAGAACGCCACCATCTCATCTTGATTGTCAGCATGCGGGTGATACAACTCATACCCGCGCACTGAGTACTCCGCC